CAAAAGACGCTCGCAAAGAATGGATTGCAGCCCCTGGTTTCGGACCCAAACCCTTCTTGTGCGAAATTTGTAAAGGTCTGAGTGGCATACAGGTTGAATGGGATAAGAATTTTCCAGGCACTGATGTATTAATGCCCCCGTTACACCCAAATTGTCGTTGCACCTCTGTGATTGTGCCGTTTGAAATCAAAGCACTTGAACAAGCGATTGCAATTCCAGATTCGGATTATCAATTAGCGCAAAACTATATTGAAGACCTAGAAGATGACGAACTGAGCATAACTCAAGATGTTAAAGATTTGGCTCAAGGAATGGGAGGAGAACCAGTCGGCCTAGAAAACAGATTTAAAAGTCGTAATTCCTTGGCTCGCAAAGCAACTAAAGACGTTGCAGAAGACAGGGCAAACGGTGGCAATCTTTCCTTTAGACAGGCTCTGGAAAACAACAAAGACACCCTGCGCTACACGATTTCGTTACCTAGTAGTCAATATGCAGATGGTGTGAAACAGCAGTTATTGAGACTGCAAGCATCGGGCGTTGAATTCAAGTCCAAGATACGTTGGTCAAGACCAGACACCTATCAAGGGGTGAATTTGCAAATTCGTGACCCTAAAACTAGAAGGTGGCACGAACTTCAATTTCATACGCCTGAATCTTTGGTAACTGCAAAAAAGAACCACCCTATTTTTGAAAAACAGCGAAGAATGTCCCCAATAGATGAAGGTTACGATGAACTAACCCAAAAAATGACAGACATTGTTGGTGCTTCGCCAGTACCGCCAAATATCACAAAGATTATTGGACTTATTTTATGATTAGCAAGATTAAAGTGTCGTTGTATGAAAACTAGATATTGGAAATGGATGATAGGTTCACGTGTGTCGGTCGTTTATCGTTTGAAAAAAGGCAAGTTTGAAAAGTACTCACAAAACAGGTGGCAGTTGTCAGACCGTTACGAAAGAGCAGTCCAAGACCCTGAATTTGTTGAGATAGACAAACAAGAAGCAGACGTGCTGATTACTTTTGTAGGTATCGTTAAGTAGGTAGAGCGCAGTCACTTAGGTTTAGTAATATAGAATGTAGTTATGTATTCCCACCCAAAGTCAAACAAGGTTGAACCAAGTGATTTGGTAAAATCACTAAGTTCTAAGGGTCTTGTGAGGGTTCATAACGAATTGCACGGTCTAAATCTTGACAGCACTACTGTCACGCTTCATCACATTATCGTTAATGAAATGCGCAAGCGAAATATGGTTCACGAAAATGTTGACTGTCCAATACACAAAGCAGTAGTGCTGAAATCTGAACTGTTGTTGTCTCTAGAAAAAGCAAAGAGTCTTTTAAGGAGTCAGCCAACCTCATCAGGTGTGCATGTTGACTCAATTATGCCCAATCGTAAGAAGAAAAAGAAAAAAGTTCTCGTTGATGATGACGAAATAGAAAAAGGCGACAAGCCAGGACACCCGTTTCGTGGCAACCAGCACTCCCGAGGTGGCGGCGGGGGCGGTGCTAACGCAGCAAGTGGCACTACAGAAGCCGATGCACAGCAAATGGCTAGTGAACAAGACAACGACGAAAAAATCTCGGAACTTGAAGACAAGTTTTCAGAGAGACAATCTCAAGCCGAAGATGAAATGCTTGAAATTGAAGACAAGGTTAGAATGGGTATAAGGGACTACGAAGAAGAACATCGTGACGAAGATGGGAAAAACTTAGATACCTATGATGATAATTCTTTAGACATTGCAAGTGATGCCCGTGACGAAATGAAGGACTTCAGAGAAAGGTCGCAAGACATTGATTTCGGAGATGACAAAACGGTTGGTCAAAGACAAGAGCAAATAGACGAACTTGAAGCAGATTGGGAAAAGGCTTCCGATAGGCTTTTGGAAAAATTTGAACAAAATGACGACCAAGAATTAGACTTTTCCCGACAACTTGATGATTTTGGCGGGTGGGTAGACGAAATAGTTAATTTAGCAGATTCTGTTAACCGAAAAATTGGGGGCTTAAGTGGATAACGAAAAAGTAATTTTACAGGAATTGTTAACTGTTAGTGGGACTGTGTTTGCTATTCGCAAAACAACCACTGGGGACTTGTTGTTTGATACCGAAACGAACCAAGTAACCAAAAGTATTGGTCAAGGAGACTTTGTTAGTTGGGACAATGTAGGCGGTATCGCCCGTGGACGTGTTATCTCAATTATGCGTGAGGGTACTTTGAACGTGCCTAATTCAAGTTTCAAAATAAAAGCAGACCCTGATGACCCTGCTGTGCTAATTCAGTTGTATCGCAAAAACAGTGACGGTGAATATGAACAGCAAGATGTTCGTGTTGGTCACAAAATGAGCGAACTGCGCCCAATCCAATCGCTTGTTAAAAAAAAAGAGGATAAGTTTTCCCCACCAAAAGGCGCTCAAGCAGCAGGCGCAAGAGCAGTGGGTTGGATAAAAGAAGGTTTAAACGGTGACGGCTTCACTAGTGTCGGACGGCTTCGTGCGAAACAGTTGGCTAATGGTGAACAACTCACAGAAGACACTGTGCGGAGAATGTCTTCGTTTTTTACTAGGCACGAAGAAGATAAAAAGGCTGAAGGTTTTAATCAAGGCGAAAAGGGCTATCCAAGACCAGGCAGGGTCGCTTGGGACGCTTGGGGTGGGGACGCAGGACGTGCGTGGGCAGACAACATAGTTGACAAACTCAACAGAAAAAAAGAACTGGCAAAAGCAGACGAAAAACGGTTCACTCTTGCACCTTGGTATGTCCCCAACAGTCTTGACGCCCACATGGAATGGACTGACTCAGATGAATTGCAAAAGGCATTGTGGACTTATGTAAAATCTGGCAACCACGATATTCGTTTACAGCATGTTCCAGATACAGTTGCTGGTCAATGGGTTGAAGCAATGACATGGCCGTTTGAAGTAGAAGTACCAATGATGAACCTTGAAAGTGGTTCGGTTCAGAAAAAGGTTTTCCCTGAGAACACGGTTTTCTTAGGAGTTCAGTGGGAACCTTGGGCTTGGGAGTTGGTCAAAAACGGTCAGATTCGTGGTTTCTCTATCGGTGGCAAGGCTGGTCGCAAAGAAGAAGACTTATACGTAATGCTTGACAAGTCCAGTGGTGAAACTGTTGTTAAGGGTGAAGCAGCAGGACACCCGTTCAGAGGCAATCAGCACACTAGAGGAGGCGGTAGTGGTGTTAGTGGCGGCGACGGTAGTGGTGCTGGAGGCGATAATTCTGGAATTAAAACGTCAAGAGCGTCCTCGGAAATGTTAGATAAAATCCAAATGGCTGTTGGTGATGACCGCAAAGTAAAATCTGTTCAAGAAGTAAAAGTAGACGGAAAATTAGTTGGGCATGTCAGTCGTGAGCAACACTTTACGACAACTGATTTCGGTGCAAAACAATCTGACGGTCATCGGTACCATGCACGTGACGCAAAAGGAAAAGGTTTGGGTGCATACAGGTCTAATTATCGTGATGGTGGATTTGTGCGAGAACAACGTTCTTTCGGTACTTCAAAAGAGGCTGTAATGGCTGTCGCTACGGGCAATACGCCTTAGTGCTGATAAAGTTTTCGCATGAACAAAGATAACTGGCTAGACAAGATTGAGCAAAAAGTTGATGATGAAATCGCCAAAAATGGTATGCCCACAAAAGAAGAATTGGTAAAAGAAATAAGACTTTTAAACGCAATGTTGGGTGAAGATGGAGAACCTCACCCATGTTGATGTTCAAGACAAACTGATTAGTGCTATTTTGTATGTGTGTCCTGTTGTTGACGTTTCCCTCCCTTGTCGTTAATGACAGGACACACTAAACCACACTTGTAGTTGACGTTATTGTCTAAACAGTGTGTAATAGTCAGAGAACAGCGAGGACCCATGCCAAGAAAGCAGAAGAAAATGGTCAATATGGAAATTGAAGAAACTTCCGCAGTTGACCACCCTGCTCACAAAGCAGAAGGCTGGGTAGTTGTTAAGAGTGCTGAGTCAGACTCTTTAATGTCAGCCCTTGAAGAACTAATTGGAGAAGACGAAGTGCCAACAGATGAGGAAGTGGAGAAAATGAAATACACAGACCTAGACAAAGCAAACAAAAAGATTGCTGACATGGAAGCCGAAATGGAGAAAATGAAACACTCCATGAAGGAAATGAAAAAAATCGGTCACGACAAAGATGAGGACATGATGAAGTCGGCTGACCCAATGATTCAAGAGATGTTCGCAAAAGCGCAAGCAGAGACCGAAACTCTCCGCAAGGAACTCGCTACAGCAAACGAAGAAAAAGTTCAAAAGTCCTTTGTTGAAAAAGCAGCAAAATGGTCAAACCTTAACCAAAAGGCAGAAGAACTCGGCACCATGTTGCGCAAAGTCGCTTTGGTAGACGAATCACTTGTTGCTTCGCTTGAGACAATGCTTGAGGCTCTTAATGCACAAGCAGAATCAGCAGAAATCTTTACCGAACTCGGAACTGCAAAGTCAGCAACTGGCAACGGTTCTGCGTTAGATAAAGTTCAGTCACTCGCAAAAGCGGCTGTTACAAACGGTGAGTACAAGACAGTTGAACAGGCTGTGTCGGCACTCATTATGAAAAGCCCAAGTCTGTACGCCGAATATCTTGCAGAAACCCGATAAGGAGAAAAAACCATGGCATACGAAATCTCTAATAACGCAGTAAAAATCACACTGCCAGCAGGTGCTGATTTAAGTTCAAATCAGTACTACTTCGTGAAAGTAAACTCGTCAGGAAACGCAGTGCTTTGTGCAGCCGCTACTGATAAGCCAATTGGTGTTTTGCAAAACGACCCAGCATCAGGCGAAGAAGCCTCAATTGTTGTAGTCGGTGGAACAAAACTTGTGACCAACGCTGCATGTGATGAGGGAACAGTAGTTGGAACTGCTTCCACAGGCAAGGGCGCACCTTATGTCGCAGGAACAGACACAACAAAGTTCATTGTTGGTTCAGTAATTCTCGCTTCAGGCGCAGACGGTGAAATCGCAACAGTATTAGTGAACTGTGCTTCAGCAGCACGGGGCGCATAAGAAAAACCACTCAGAAATAAGGAGCAAATAATGCCACAGCCAACACAAAATCAGGTACATGTTGATGCGATTTTAACAAACATCAGTGTCGCCTACATGCAAATGCAGGACAATTTCATCGCAACAAAGGTGTTTCCTGTAGTTCCTGTTTCAAAGCAGAGCGACAAGTTCTTCACTTACACCAAAAACGATTGGTTCCGTGACGAGGCTCAACGCCGTTCGGACGCAACAGAATCAGCAGGCGGAGGCTATAACCTCGGCACTGACAGTTATCAGGCTGATGTTTACGCATTCCACAAAGACATTGGAGACCAGACCCGTGCCAACGCTGATGCGCCAATCAACGTAGACCGTGAAGCCTCTGAGTTCGTAACAAGCCGTTTGATGCTCAAAATGGAGACACAGTTTGTTTCTAGTTTCTTCACAACAAGCATTTGGGGAACGGATTACACACCAGGCAACTTGTGGAGTGATTACACTTCGTCAGACCCATTGGGTGATGTAGAAACTGGTAAGCGAGCAATCTTGGCAACAACTGGCTTCTCGCCAAACACTTTGGTGCTTGGTTACGACACCTACAAGGCTCTCAAGAACCACCCAGACCTTGTTGACCGAATCAAATACACTTCGGCTCAGACATTGACCGAGGGTTTGATGGGTTCACTGTTTGATATTGACCGAGTTTTGGTCGCAAAAGCAGTAAAGGCAACCAACAACGAAGGTGGCACAGCCGCTTACGACTTCACACACGGCAAAAACGCTTTGTTGACTTACTCGGCACCATCGCCAGGCTTGCTACAGCCTTCAGGTGGCTACGTAATGTCGTGGACTGGTGTTTCAGGTGGCTTGGGTGCAACAATCGGCACAAGTCGTTTGCGTCTTGACGCTTTCAAGGCTGACCGAATTGAGTCAGAAGTTGCTTTTGATATGAAGGTAATCGGCACAGACCTCGGTTACTTTTTCAGTTCAGTAGTATCCTGATACCTCAAACTTAAGGAGTTAATATGGCAAACCTTTTTTCAAAAGGTAAAGGCTTGGTTGGTTCGTTGCGAGTTAATGGCGTAATTGCTGGAAACACGCACACAGAAAAGACAACTGTTACAACACTTACAGATGCCACAGAAACTATGACGGCGGCTCAAGTTGTTACTGACGGTGGCTTGTTTGTTTGCACTCCAACAGCAACACGGGCTAAGACAATTCCTACTGGAACTCTTACCTGTGCGGCTTTGAAGGGTTACGCAGTTAGTGACACTTTTGATGTGACCTTTACAAACCTGACAGCAGCCACTCACGCTCTGACTATTACTGCCGCAACTGGAGCAACACTTGTTGGTTCAGCAACGGTAGCAGCAGCAACATCGGCAACATTTAAGGTTCGTGTCTCGGCAGCCAATACGGTTGTTTGGTACAGAGTCGCATAAAGCACTTCGGTCAAGTGACCTTAGTGTCCAAAATATCGGAGGACAAACGTGGCGTATAAAGTAACAAAGCCAATTCAAAAAGATGGTTCAGTAATCCCAGCAGGAACAATTTTAGATGCCTCAACTTGGCGCAACCTTCGTTCGTTGATTAACGGGCGTTATTTGGTTGAATGTGCTGAACCAGTAGTTAAAAACAAAAAGGCAAGGGACAGCGAACTCACAGACAGGATGTAATTGTGACTTGGAGTTACAGTGGAGACCCTGCATCTAGTAATTTAAACGCAGTTCGTTTTTTAATTGGCGATACTGATACCACTAACCAGTTGTTGAGCAATGAAGAAATCACTTTTATGTTGGTTCAATGGAATCAGAACACTTATATTTCAGCATCGCACGCCGCTTATTCCCTGTCGGCTAAGTATTCTGGCAAGTCTGACTTCAGTCGGTCTGTCGGAGACCTGTCTCTCTCTACTCAATATGGACAGCAAGCCGAAAGATATGGTTCTCTAGCAAAGAGATTGGCAGTGCAGGCTTCGGCTGGTAATCCGCCTTCGCCTACTGCTTCAAGTGACGCTTTAGCAGACTTTGATTTCTCTGTAAATATGGACGAAAACCACGGGTGATTTGTGACTATAGAAACTGCATATTTGGCAATGATGCCAAACACTGTGACTATCTTCGGTCAGTCGTCTATTGATTCCTATGGTAAGCCGACCTACTCGGCAAGTGGTACAAGTGTTCGTTGTAGGGTCGTTCCTTCAGACAAAGTGATTCGCACGGCTAATGGTGTTGATGTAATTGCTAACGGCACAATTTATTTTTATGGCACTCCGACTGTTGATGTCTCCAGCAAAATACTGTTGCCAAACAGTGAAATGGTTTTCGTGATTGATGTTAAGGTTCAAGATGACGAAAGTGGCACTCACCACACGGCTGTTAGTTTCGGTTCTGGAAGGTAGTGCTGATTATGGCAACCCAACAAACGATTCAATGGCAAGGAATGGACAAGTTCTTGAATTTGTTGTCAACCCTTGGTAAAGACAGCGTTCAATACTTTGGTTTCGCTCTTATGCAAGAAGCGCAGGCTGCCTTCCTTCAATCGCAAAAGGAAGTTCCAGTAAAAACTGGCGTCCTACGTGCTTCGGGCAACATAATCCCGCCATCAGTTGTAGGCAACCAAGTATTTGTTGAAGTTGTTTATGGTGGCAATGCTAAGAAATACGCAATGGAGCAACACGAAAACGAATCCTACAATCACCCGAGAGGCGGCAAGGCAAAGTACTTGTACGACCCTGCTAAGGCCCGTGAGAGCGGTTTTGAGAGGCGTTTAGCAGTGCTGATTGAGGCAAAGGTCAGAGGGTTGGTGTAATGGCTCTTTTGGACGCTGTAGGCTCTATCTTGCAAACTGGCAGTATCGGCACTTTGGCGACCGACCTTTTTCTTTCGCAAATGCCAGACGACCCAGACCTATGTGTTGTTGTGCTTGAAAACACTGGAGCAAGCCCTGATATGACCTTCGGTACAAGTGTTGCCACAATAGAAAAACCAAGAATTAGGGTTGTTGCACGTGCTTCGCAAAATGATTATGTGACCTGCAAAACCAAAATTGAAGCGGCTAGAACTGTTTTGGGTGCTGTAAGAAACCAAACGCTTCAATCAACGAAAATTATCTGCATACTTGACACGACAGGCACCTATCCCTTGAACTTTGACGGAGAAGACCGTCCTTTGTTGGCTTGCGACTTCGCCGTATGGGTTGAAAGGTAAATATAATGAATCCCCAAACGCAAGCAGTGCTGATTAAATTGTTGGAAACTTCAGAAGCAAGTTTGGCGGCGGCAAGAGTGTTGTTGGAGGATTTAATTCAAGTTGAACAGCAAGGACCCTGTAGTCACCCTAGTCAGGCTGTGAAAAAAGTCACTACTTTTGGAAAACAGGTTGCTCTTTGTGAATTGTGTGGCGAGTTTATTCAAGGCGACAGTGATGAGCGAGATTAGTGCCTATGGAAAAACTGTTCAGACGGACACTTCGCCTAGGTGTTGGAGATGTAGTAAACTATTAGCAGAACATGTGAGTCGTCCATGGAGCATTGTTTGCCCACGTTGCAAAGGACGCAACGGAGATACTGGAAATACTAAAAAGTTGTAAACAGTTTGTTGGTTGCTAGTCTTTCGCCCAGTGACTACAAAAGCAATCCCTATTCGTTTAAGAAAGTAGGTTGAAATGCGAAGAATCAAGATTTTTTTATTGGTAGTACTTATATTTGGTTTGGTTCCAGCCCCAGTTAGTGCTGAAATCAAGCAATGTAAAAAATGGGAAGAAACGGCTTTGTCAGTAGGTTGGGACAAAACAGAAATCAAAAAGTTGTCTCAAATTATGTATCGGGAAAGTAGGTGTCAGCCCCAAGTCTTCAATCAGAACAAGAGAAAAGACGGGAGTGTTTGGTCAAAAGATTTAGGTTTAATGCAAATCAATGATTATTCTTGGCGCAAATGGTTAAAAGACAAAAAAATCATTAAAGTTGACGCAGACCTATTTGTTCCAGTGCTGAACCTAAAAGCAGCATTAGCAATATGGCAATACGGCGAGGACAAACACGGAAATGGTTGGATTGCTTGGAGTGCTACAAGTGGTAGTTAATTAGTATGACATATTTCACATCGCAATACTTGTAAAATACTTGACAATAGTTTGAGGTTTTGATAGAACGACATTCGTGACAAATCAACCGACAAACAAGGAGGAAGTTATCGTTACTCAAACAGCAGGATTGCAAGATTTCTTAAAAAGTGGAACAAAGAAAGGGGTTTTGTACTACAAGGAGGAAGACGGTACACAGACCTCAATCGGTTCTGCAACAGCAGGAGGGGTTCACTTTAGAATTTTCTACTCCAGCACCGTGTTTTATATAATGGATGAGCCAGATGCTCCTTGGACTTCGCTCTGCTCACTGCAATCAGTAGTTGGGTTTATTGAAACCTCAAGTTAGGTCAAAATTGACAGTTGTAATAAATTACTTGACAAACAGAACATGATTAGTTAGGATTGCGAATATGGCAAAGAAGAAAAAGAAAAAGAAACTCGTTACTCTTAGTTCAGAAGAATTTGGTCAGTTGTGTGAGTTCGTGGTTCTTGGCTCAGATGCAGTAATGGAAAGACTTTGGGAAGACGAAGAAATCTACACTGAAAACGAAATGATTGAATTAGAACAAGAACTCTTTATGAACACTGAAAAATTGTTGAGAGTTTTGTCAGTTAAGTTCGGACACCCACAGGCTCAAGTTTCCACCATAAATGACCAAAGCCCTTTTGAACTTGATTTTCCAAGTAAGCCTGTTGTATCCAAGTCGGAACTTCAATTAGTACACGAAAAAGTTCCAGAACTCGTTATTGCTCGGGCTTTGTAGGGCTATCCCTTACTACCTTGTTGAACTTTTAAAAGCACCTAGAAAGACTAAGCAGACGTTCTGAGACATCAAACCGTGCTGTAGTGGCGTTATTGCTGAATAAGGTGTATCTTTGTTGTATCGTGTCCTCTGTGACCCTGACTTACCGTTTCGTGGCGCATGTCGCTCCTCGGCAGGTGTGTCAGACGGCGTACCAGCGAGGTTGAAATGGCAAAATATAAAGTTCTTGTAGGGTTGGAGTACTCAGGCAAACGGGTAGAGGCAAACGCCGTTATTGATGACCTGCCAGCAAAGTCAATCAAGTGGTTGCGTGAACAAGGTTTGATAGTGCTGATTTCTGGAAACGAACCAGCAGACGAAGAAGTCTTAGAACCAATTATTGTTGAAGAAACCCCAGAGGAGGAGTAATGGCTTTTATCCACGGCAAGACCACTCAAGTATTGCATGGTGCTTTTGATTTGTCTGCGTTTCTCAACGAAGCAACTGCATCAGAAGAAGCCGAAGTAACAGAAACAACTGCTTTCGGCAATAGTGCCAAAACCTACATCGTTGGTTTGAAAGACGGCACAATCTCTGCTTCTGGAATGTTTGATGGTGCTGCTAGTGCAGTTGATGAAGTTTTGGCGGGAAGTATCGGTAGCGATACTTTGTCCCCAGTAACAGTTGGTTACTCGGGTACAACCCTTGGCAACCGTGTGTCTTTGTTGCAAGCGAAAACCACTTCATACGAAGTCTCGTCCCCAGTCGGAGATGTTGTTTCGGTTTCTTATGATGCGCAGTCAGATGGCGGAATAGACCAAGGTGTGTCTTTGGCAGCCCTCACTTCTGTTTCGGCAACGACTACTGGTACAGCAAACGACAACACCGCTTCGTCAGCGAACGGCGGAATGGCTCAAGTCCATGTCACTGCAAACACTCGTTCAACTACCTCTGTTATTAAAATCGCTCACTCGGCAGACAACTCAACCTTCGCTGACCTCGTAACTTTTACGACTGTCGGTATCGGTGCTACAACTTCTGAACGGTCACTTGTTGCGACAGGTACAACCGTAAACAGATACTTGCGAGCAGTGGCAACACTGGCGGCAGGTACAGGTTCAATCACATACCAAGTATCGTTCGCAAGACGATAAGGAGCAATAAATCATGGCATTCGGACACGGTAAATCAGCAGTATTTAAGTTAGACGATTCAGGAGGTACCCTTCGGGACTTGTCCTAGTATATCAATGAAGCGAGCATGCCTCG